AAAACCCGACACCTGAGTTAAGGTGTTTTGATTAAATACTGCCATGATTTCTCCAATTCTCGGTTAATAGCCCTATACACTTACAGGGCTACGAATCATGTTTTATCTTTTACTTATTTTACTTCATTTGTTTCTAAAACTGTATTTACTGGCATCCATAATCCTGTGTAATTCATTTGTGCATTAATGTATCGCACTTGCATTTCGATTGTTCCATCTTCTTTTTGAAACATACGAAATTCAGGAGTTGAATTAGGATAAATGCCGTAAGTCATTATGCTACTGGTGGTTTTGGTGGAATATAATGAGGATTTTCTTCCCAAGATTTTACAATTCCATAATCGCCATTTTTTGCATTAATGCATAATTGAACACCATAAGGCATATCGTCATAAGGTGTAGCCGTAAATGGTAATTCTTCTGCAATCTCAACAAATTTAACTGTTAATAATACAGTTACATTATCAGGATCGTTGTAAAAAGGGTTTTTAGCATATTCTACTGTTAGCATTTTATTTTCCTTAAATTAAGATACTCTGCAAACAACACTAATAAATGTTGAACCATCATTAAATTCACCACTATTTTTGGTTATTCCTAAATATTTCCATGTTCCTGAAAGAGCATTACGACCAGTAAATGCTGCCATGCCAGCACCACCATTATCAACACCATTTCCAGATTGAATTTGAAGATTCCCTGTACCAGCGGAATAGTTACTGCCAGCAGTAAGAGTGGAAGCAGAACTAGTAGCAATACCAGCATTAGCATAACTTCCAACACTATTAAATGAAGGACAAGCAACTGTTAAAGTTCCAGTAGTAGTAATTGTTCCACCTGATAATCCGTTACCAGTAGCAACAGAAGTTACTGTTCCAGTTCCACTTGCAGAAATAGTTACTGAACCAGTAGAAGCTGATACAGAAATACCAGTTCCAGCGGCAACAGAAGTAACACCAGCATTAGTAAGAGTAGTAGAGCCGCCTAATGCAACTGAACCACCACCACTCATGCCCGTTCCAGCAGTAACAGTTACAGAATTATTCTGTAAACCAGTATTATCAGTTTGACCCGATGAATTAAGTTTGTTCGCAAATTGCGATAAATTAAAGGCTTGTGTCATTTAGACTGCTCCCGTTCTAGCAAAAGTTTGTTGCACTAAAATGTTAGTATTAACCGCTGGTGTTGTTGTTAAAGTGTATATCGAACCAGAAGTAGCTGTAAAGTCAGTTCCATTAAATTGCAATACCCCATTATTATATAGGTTAAAAGCATTAGGATTGTAACTAAAACTATAGCTATTTTGCCCAATAACTGTAAATGCATCCACATTTACTGGAGTTCCATTAGCTACTCCAAGATTATTAGCCGACCATTGGATTACTTCTAAATCCCCGGTAGTGTTTGCTATAAAAGAAATAGTTTGACCAGATAAATTGTAATCTTGGGCATTTACTACAGTTCCATTAAGAAATAAAAGTTCAAATCCATCATTAATGGTAAACCCTGATGCGGTATAAGACGCTTGATTTGATAAGGTTACTGTATTTCTAGTAAATGAAGCATAAACCCCACTCATTGTATTAGTGGACTTCATAGAAATAATGGATATTTTATCGTCTAAATTAGCCCCAGTAGCTAAAGTAACTGTGCCAGTAGAACCGCCAGTATCGGTATATTCGGATTCATTTAATAAACAGCCATTTTGGAATACCAAGCATTGCCCGCTAATATAGCCGCTTGATCTGGTAACTGAAAAGACTGTTTGCCCAGAAGTAGCTGTAAATTGCTGTTCTGTGTAATAGAAATCATCTGGGGTAGCAAATCCTACTACTCGACCATAAATATCAATAGTTAAAGTAGCCCCAGAAGCGGTTTTGGTATAAGCGCCGCCAAAATCTAAATATTCCTGTAGTCCAGCAACAATGCTTCCATCCACATTGTTATAGATTTTGACTTGTCCAGTACCGACTGAAGTAGTGCCTGTTTGTAATACTTGACCAGTTCTTATATCTAAATCAATAATATTTGTTCCATCTGGCAATGCCGCCCAGATAGATGGATCATATACAAGAGTTTGAGTTGGCACAAAAGCCGCAGTTCCAGCCGCATAAGCCGCAAAACCTTCAGCAAAACTAAATTTTCTACCAGTTCTATTGGTATAAAGCAGATATTCAGAAGTGCCAAAATTTACATTGGCGGCATACCAAGTGTAATTAGCTGGATTGGTACTAATATCTGTAGTTGTAGTATTAAATAAACCATAAAAGGCTTTGCCCCTTGGGTTTAAATTAAATCCACCACCATTGATGTCATCAGCATAAGCCACCGATAAATATCGATTGTAATATTGAAAAGTAGTTGGTCGCCAGTTAAAAATTGTGCTTGCAGAACTATAGGATGAAGAACCAAGGCTATTAACCATCCTAGTAAAGAAATACCAATTTCCTGCTGGGATATTACTTAGTTCAACCAATGGCAATATAGTGTTAATACCCCAAGGTGTTCCATTAGATTGAATTTGACTTGTTCCAGCAAATATTAATTGGTCGGTTGTTGGATTGCTAAATGCTGAATACCATACTTCTGCATACTGAGTAATACCAGAACTTGCAGTAGTAACCTGAACCATGAAATATGGATTGGTTGCAGTTGGATATTGATTGGATACAGATGGCGGGTATAAAGTACCAAAAACTAATGGATTGCCAATGCCTGTGTTTGGGCTTGGTGTAAATGCAGTAATTGATTGGTCATCATAAACAGATGGGTTATATTCCATTAAAGTTAAATCAGCTTTAATAACTCCATCATTTTGGAATGTCTGAATAACTTTAGAAATTCTAAATAACTTGGCAACCCAGCCATAGTTAGAATTGGTTACAGTAACAATATCGCCAGCTTCCAATTGAAGCCCAATAAAGTTTATACTTACTTGTAGTTGTAAATCTTCTCTTGCTGATTTTAAAAATCGGATGGCAATGTATTGCGCTGAAATACTGTTATCAACATAAGGTAGCGCAAAAGATTGTTTATTAATTGGTTCATTTGGGAAAAGCAATCCCGGATCAATTTGAGCAAGATCAAATATTGCTGTATTAAAAGTATCTCGATTTGCCTTATCTGGAAACTTTACTTCTGCAATATTGTAAGAACTAGAAACATCTAATGGGCTAACACTTAATGCGCTAATCATGTTGCTATCATTAATATCCATAGCAATAGAATAGGCTGGGGTCTGAACAATTACTCCCCATTTAGCAGTAATTTCATTGTATTTAATTAATGAATCGGTGCAATTTGCCATGTCTTGCAAATTGTTTAATATGGTTTGCGTAGTATCAACTACACCATTAAATTGAAATCTTTGCTGACCATTAAAAGTTTGTGCTGAATAAGTATTTAATGCAGTTAAAGTAGTGGTATCAATTTGCGATAGTGGAATAGCCGCACCATATACAGTATTGGTAAAGTAATCCAGCATACAATCCCCCGGAGCATATCTAGGATTGTTTACTAAAAATTGAGTTTGTTGAATACCAGTTACGCCAGCAGATGCATTATAAGAAAGATGAATAATTGCAAAAGCGCAATTGGTCATTAGTTTTGTGCTATCCCATTTATAAATTAATCCATCAGCTTGCATTACAGAAATTGCAGATTGTGATGAATTTGTAGGGGTATTTGATCCATTCTTATATAAAAATATTTGAATTAATCCATTTACTTTAGTATCAACAATGCCAGTAGATTCATCTAATAAACCAGAAACAGTATGTCCATCGCCTTGAAATTGAACTAATTTGCCACCATAATAAATATTACCAAAACTAAAATTATCTGGAGTTTGACCAGAATTAGTATTGGTTACTTCTGATAATGACAATACATAATAAAGTTGTTGATTATCTTCAGTAATGCTTAAATCGGTAATAATGCCGCCAACATAAGCAGAGCCATAAACTACAGGCAATTTGTTATTGGTTGCTGGTGCTACTTGTTGTGGATTGCCGGGATTGGCGCTAGAGCCTGAACCACCTGATCCGGGCTGACCTTGGTTAAAAAATGCTTTGGCTACAATAGATGAAGCCACCATTGATACAGCAAGCGTCATTACTTCGGCAATAGTAATTGCAACCGCATAATCTACGGCTAATTCCATTACAAGGTAGGCGGCTATTACTGATGGCATTTATTTAATCCAATTCTCATCTTTTTTCCGAAACCCGAATTTTTGATACTTAATGTCGGGGCTTGTATCCATTTTGCTGACAGTAAAAAATTTAATTCTGTCATCTTCTTTTAATTCATCGCCATATTCAATATAGGCTTTTAACAATCTATAACCCACAGTAGTATGCCTAAATTCAGGCTTTACATACCATGCTAATTCCTGCATTGTATGAACTTTATTATCCCAAATGGTCGGATGAATAATTGCCATCAACAACCCTTTGCCTTCTTCAATAAAAATTACGCCTTTGCCTACTAATATGGTATCTAACAAAAAATTCCAATATTCTTCATTCTCTGCATTTACATATTCAGGCAAATCTGCTTCTTGCCTAAACTGCTTCATCATTTCTATTATTTCTGTCTTATCAAATTTTGTTGCTTGTCTTATCATGCAGTTTTTCCAAACAAATAATTAATAGTTGAAATAAATGCAACCCTATTCATACTTGTATCATTTGGAGTAAAAAATTGCCAAGAATTATCATTGGTATATCTACCAGCAATTCTATTATTCAAAATGGTTTGAATGTTGGATGCTGTAATCGTAATAGTTCCAACAAACTGTCTAATATGCTCTAGCCATTGTTCTGAAATAGCAAAGGCATGAATATAACCATTAAAGAATTGATATAAACCGCCAGTACCGCCTGTGGTAATTAATGCACCATTAGTATCAAAAAACCCATGCCACATTTCAACTTGTGATCCTTTGACATTTTGCCCAAGAACCCAGCCCAATAAAGCAGTATCTAATCCTACAAATGTAACAGTTGTATCATTCCCGGTAGATTTAATATCTCGCTGGACATTGCCAATATTTACCAAAGATCCAACCGCTGAAAATGGAACAGAATCAACCGCAGGAATAGTTAAAGCAGTTGGCGCTGTAGAAAAGCGATAAGTGGCTGTAGGAGTTGTTACTCTTACAAAATCAGCAATTCTAATATTATTAGTATTTTGTACGGGTTCTATATTGTTCATGCTGGCAACACATTTTCAAAAGCGGTAAACATTCCTGACCATTGAATATAAGAATCATTTGCAAATGGCATTAATGTATAAGTTGGATAAGCCCTAAGAATAACAGGAAATGTAATTCCAGTATAAGTATTGCCGCCCATAGAAACAGTAGTTCCATATTGACCTATCACCGCATTAATTGGAGTTGTTACAGGAGTTAATAAGTTCCGATGAACTGGTATGCTAACAGTAGAACCAGAACCACGCACCACATCAGCAGTTGAAATATATGCATATCTTCCTACTTGACAAAAATCACCTATTCTTACAACATATTTATCCGATGGCATATCTACATTAGATGGCAAATTACCCAATACCAATACTTTATTTGCAGATGCAGATTGCCATTGGCTTGTAGTTATTTGACCAGATGTCATATCACCTTGGTAGTAAATATAATTTGCCCATCCTGTAGTGCCAAAATTTAAATATTGCTCCAATGCCATATCTGGGATACGCAAAGAATTAAGCAATGTACGATTTTTGGTATAAAGCAAATAGTTCATTGGCTTCATATCAAAAGAAAAAGGCACTACAGTCATAATTTCTGAAGTGCTAATTCTTTGATTTCGGCTTAACATTGTGCCTACAAATCGATGGTCATTAATACCAACGGATTCGCTAATGGACAGGATTTGATTTAAGGACATAATTATCTCGATACTGGTAAGGATTTAGCCGCTGATTGATAAGATGCCCATACACCCATTTTGTTTGATGCTAAGAATTGAACTGCTGATTGAGTATCAATTGCTGACATTTGTGCAATATATGGTCCATTGTATGTAACACCGCCGCCGCTACTGCCCAATGCATTGCTTAATTGATTATTAGGAATAATTGTTCCTGATTGTTTTGGAACAAATAATTCTGGTCCATTTTCGCCTACTACTGATGGAACGCCTACTGGCGGTGTGCCACCATCGGCAAAGAACCCGCCAACAAATCCACCAAGAGCACCAAGCAATCCTTGACCGCCACCGCTACCGCCGCCAAAAATACTGCTGACAGCTTGTGCCGCCAATGCTTTTAGCATGATCTTTTCAATGTCTTGAATAACACTTTGAGCAAAATCTGAAAAACTTAATTTTCCAGTTTTAACAAAATTATCAATAGCACTATTCATAGTACCCATTACTGAATTAAACATATCACCAGCTATTTTTGCATTGTTAAAGGCATCTTCAGCAAATTGTTTAAAAGCATGATCCCAGCCAAATTCAAAAGTTCTTTGAAAATCAATAGTTGCCTGAGTTTCTTCTTTTGTATATTGGATGTAGTCATCCCTAATTTTCTTAATTTCTTTTTGCTGTTCTTTGTAAACAGCAATTAATCTTTGTCCTGCCGCACCTTGACCACTAGCCGCCGCAATCTGCTTATCAATGGCATCAAGGCTTTTTTGAGCATCATCAATTACTTTGTTTATAGCTTGTTGAACAATTTTTTGGTCATTTGTTAAGGTTAATAATTCCCTTTGCTGAAGAACCATTTGAAGCTGTAATGCGGCATGGGCGGCATATTCTTTTGATAAATTCTGAGCAACACCCAATTGTTTTGCTAAAGCATCAATAATATCTCTATTTTGCTGTGTATTGTCCGCTTGTTGCGGTGTGCCTTGTGTATTGGCTTTTTTAAGATCCTGAAGAATCTTTAAATAAGCATCGGCATCATTTTTGATTTCAGCCAAGCCGCCTTTAAAATGCTGAATTGCTCTATCAATGCTTAATGTCAAAAGATCATTAATGACATTGGCAAATAATTTAATGGTGTCAATGATATAAAAAATGGCAGTTTTAGCGGCTTCTAAATAAATAGCCAAGCCAACAAAAACATATTTAAAGCCAGCAAACAAATAATCTAAAGCGCCGCCAGCTTTTGTTAAATCGTCATAAACTACTTTTAAAGTAGGAATAATTGCTTCTGTAAACATTAGCCCAACTTTACGACCAGATGCTTCCATTTCCAAATGTAATGCATGAGCTTGTTCAACCGCAAAAGCATAGCGATCCATTTGTCCTTTGGTTTCTTCCAAAGTATCAGCCAAGCCCTTAATGTCCACGCCACGAATAGCTTTTCCTAAAGTTTGAAAAGCCAAACCATTTCTGGCTACTGAATCTTCAATTTTTGATAATCCAACAATGGTTTTATCAAATAATTCTTGGGATGATAAGGTTTTAATGTCATTTAAAGACACGCCAAGCCGGGCAAAAGATTCTTGGGCTTTGGCGCTACCTAAAGCGGCTGTTTCAACTTTTTGATTAAAACCAGAATAAATGCGCCCAGTTTCTTCTGCATTACCACCATTTTCTTCTAAAGCCTTAGAAAGCCTTAATACTGATTCGGTAGTTACATCATTGGCTTTTGCAGTCTTAACAATGGTGTCGGCATATTCCATTGCGCTTTTGGTCATTTCCACAAAAGCGGCAACGCTGGCAAACTCAGCCAGCTTATATTTAAGTTCTTGTAGCCCTTTTTCTACAGTTTTTAAGCCTGTAGTAAATTCGGCGGTGTCCAAACCCATAACAACACCAAGTCTTGCAATATTAGCCATTATTCTTTTCCATTAATTTTTTTGGTGTGTTAGGTTTTAATAAAACATATCTCAATAATTGTTCGTTAGCTTCTTCCTTTAATTCTTGTTCTGTTTTAGGCGGGTATATATATTCATAAGCCGCCGGGATAATATCTTTTAATGAATAGGCTTTTGCCCCTGAATCACGCATATAATTATAAACGCCAGCGGTAAAATTTCCTAAAGTTTGTAAAATTCCATAGTTTCCAATAATTCCATCATTAAACATGATGCAAATATCATAAAAAGTTTCTTGATCTACTGTATCTGGATCAGTACCATGAGCAGTTAAATAAGCCCTAACTTGCTTACGGACTGATCCAATTACTTTCCCTTTGCATTTTTATAAGTAGGTGCAATAACCTCATTAATAGCTTCAATTACCTGAATTTGAACAGGAAATGGAAACAATTCCTCAATCATTTCATAAGTAATTGTGGACATATCAAAACCTTTTTCTTCTGGAACAATTAATTTAAACAATTCCAAAATGCGGTTTTCAGTAATTACTTTACTTTTAGCAGTTTCTCTTAATGAAGTATTTTTCAAAAGAATATCATTTTCTTGAAAATCGACATCGCCTTCTTTTAAAAATGCTTCTTTATTATCTAAAAATGGTTTAGATAATTCTTCATAATATTTATTAACTTTAGAATCATCAATAACTTTAATTGTTTCTTGGATTTTTTCAAAATCAACAGTTAGCGGCACTTTTACTCTAAAAGTATGCCCGCCCAATTCAAAACTACGGATGCGGATTGCATCTTTATTTTCAAGAAATTTCTCACCTAATGCATTTGCAAACTGATTCATAAATTACCTTTTCTATATTGTTTTGCTTTATATTTTTCTAAAGCATTGCCCAAAGTCCTGCCTAAACTTGATGATACTGCTACGCTTTGTGTTTCTAAAGCTGGGCGCATAAATGGATGAGCCGCCATTTTATAGCTTCCAAATTCTTGCACATTTGCTCTGGCATCCGATGGAATACCAATTTGTTTAATTTTTTGCCCAACGGGTGCATGAAGATTTTTAAATGATCTATTTTTAAGAACATTGCCGGGGGCTGTAGTTACTGTTCCAATGACTATATCGGTAGGATGAACATACCTAGAATTTCTATCTCTTTTGTTTGGTCGCCGAGTTTCTATTCTTAATGATGCTCTTAATGCGCCAGTATCTACTGGAGCTAAAGCCTTAGCCATTGTTAAAACAGGCAACATTGATTCATGAACTGCCGATTTTAATATTTTCTTTGCATCTTTTTCGCCAAAATCATCAGTTATTTGGTTAAAAACTTCTAGCAATTCACTCATGCCTTCAAGTTTAAATTTAACCGATGTTTCAGCCATTATTCACTAGCCTTAATTAACTTTTGAAAAATGCAGTTATTTAGATTGACTACATATTCAACAATTTCTTCTGGGGTCATTTTATCCCCATGCTTAATAGCCATTTCGTAAGCAGTATTGATGCCTACAATGCGCTGTTGAGCAAACCCAAACCAGTTTTTGTTACCGGATTGAGATTGCCCAACAATGAAAGATAATAAGTCTTTTGATGTATTTATAGTTGTCATGTCTTATTTAGTTAATATTAGGTGTTGTTTGACCAGCCATAAGAATTGCCGCCGATTGGGTGAATGTCAAAAAGGAATTTACCTTCTGCATTAGTCATCATTTCCCAACCTAATCCACCAATACGACCATTAAATGCATAAGCTACTGTATCAGTACCATCATATACAGCGATTACATAGGTACGAATAATAGTGCCGTTATAGCCGTCATTACGAATAAGTAACTGAGCAGGATCAGCAGGATTCCAAGGCGAAACTACAGCCAAAGAAGTAACTTGGTTTTGAGTAGTGATCTTAGCACCAGTACGAGCACCAGCAATAGCATAAGCCACATGAGCATCATCAGCACCAAATTTAGGGATAGTTTCTACTGGAACTTGAATACCAGCATCCCCAGTACCGCCAGCAGAAGTACCAATAATGGTTTCCACATTTGCCCAAGTAGCCAATTCAGTATCAGTTAAAGCTGTTGGATTTGCGCCTTCTTGACACCATAGTGTTGCTACATATCCGGGAAGGACTTTATTAATAAGAGCCATTTTTAAACCTCATCGTTAAAAGTTAAATTAATTCTATCTTATTAAGTTGGTATGTCAAGAGTGCAATCCATTATTATATGTTGCAATCCCACTTGATTATCATAAGTATTATATAACCATACTACATCGGCTTTGGCGATAAAAAATCCAGTAGTATCGGGATCGCCAAAAACCCCCGAATATCCATGTAATGATTGTAATATAGTGTTAGATATATTTAAAGCATCTTCCAGCTTTTGACTGAAAATGGATATTTGGAAAATCGGTCTATCAATACCTTTATTATTCTGGGTTTGACCAGTATATACGGGCTGATGGACATTTCTTAATTGCCAAGTTACGAATTTAGGTTCGCTGGCAAAATTACGATTAAAGTTGGCATATACCGGAATTGGCGCAACAATATTTGCCAATTGATATTGGATGCACTCTGCATATATGGCGGGATTTTGTTGAACACTCATACAGGGACAGTAGGATCGTTTCTGTAGCACAAGAATGTAACATTCATGCGATCATTTGATTCAAAACAATCAGTAATACGCCAATCATGCCCACGCCAAGTAATAGAATAAAGCGGCTGATTATCCACAATATTTCTGGTATTTGGGGTGTAATTTAGAACAAGTTTGACTAAATCTGTGTAAATTCGCTCATCTTTGGTTATTTGCAAATTATTGTGAACATCTTGAACCCTAGCCCTAGTTGTAAACCATTTATTTATGCTTGTGGTTTGCTGACCATAAACATCAACACTATTAGTTACATGGTTAATATCGATGTTTTCATAACGAGCAATTGCCATTACATCACCAAAGGTTTATAAGGTCTAAGCAATTGTGCAACGCCAAATGGAATTTCATCCAATTTGCCATTAAAAGTATTGCTACGATTGTTATATAAATGAGTTAAAAGAAGCAATCCAGCCTGTTTTATTACTGGATAACTGGCAAGCGGACTAGCATTAGTTGTGTAGGTACAAATAATAGGGCTAGTCATAATCTGACTTGCAGAATCAGGTATCCCAGTTACAACTACTTTATTGCCAGTTGGATCATAATAATAAGCTGTTGGATCAAGAATTACATATTCCGGCGGGGTAGCACCGCTGTAATATGCCACTTCATTAATAACAATTCCGGGTGTCATTCCTGTAGCTTGACTGACTTCTGGCAAGTCTAGGCTCATTTGAGTGCCTGTCATGCCATTATAAACGCCGTAATAGACCTTCTAAGTGATTGAGAATATGGACATACCAAGATAGTCCTCAATCGCCATACGGGTCGCTAATTCGATGCTAGAAAGGTATGCATCTTGACTTTCATCATCAAACAAGTTTAAT